GAAACAAAAAGTTATACAGAATTTTATAAATGCAATCGTTATAAAGATGGGCATTTTGGACAATGTAAATTTTGCATTAATGAGAAACGCAAAGAGCGTCGAGAAACTATAAACGCTCAAAATAGACATTATTACAAAACAAAAAGAAAGCAGTACTACATTACTAAAGGACACCTAAGAGCCAAAGGTGTTCGCCAAGCTAAACCTAAATGGCTTACAGACGATCACTTGTTTATGATCGCAGAGATTTACGAACTACGCGACTTGCGTTCTAAGCTAACCGGGGTAGTTCATCACGTTGACCATATAGTTCCCCTCCGTGGACAAAACTGTTGTGGCTTGCACGTTCCTTGGAATTTACAGGTTATACCTGCGCAAGACAATTTAAAGAAGTCTAACAGGTTAAGAGGATACTAAAATGGCTATTTTTCGTGGTGACGGTGGCTCACCTGCATCAACAACAGAAGCAACACTTAACGCTGTAACTGAGAAAGCAAACGAGGCGGCTGTATCTGCACAAAACGCAGAGACTAGCGAAGATAACGCAGCGGTATCAGCAACGAACGCAGCGACCTCCGCCACTAACGCAGCAGCTTCAGCAACAACAGCAGAAGACGCGGTTGCTACTACAACAGCAAACGCTAACTCAGCAGCAACCTCTGCGTCTAACGCATCTACCTCAGCGTCTAACGCTTTATCTTCATCTAACTCAGCATCGACTAGCGCCACAGCAGCAGCTAACTCTGCAACGGCAGCATCAACTTCAGCTACTAACGCAGCTAACAGTGCAACAGCAGCAGCTACATCAGCAACCAATGCAGCCAACAGCGCAACATCAGCATCCACTAGCGCAACCAACGCCGCATCCAGTGCNTCAGCAGCTTCTACNTCAGCAACTAACGCAGCAGCGAGTGAAGCCGGGGTAGCAGCAGACGCAGCCGCAGCAGCAGCTTCAGCATCCAGTGCATCTACCTCTGCAACTAACGCAGCTAACTCAGCGGCTTCAGCATCCTCTAGTGCTACGTCAGCTACCGCTAGTGCTACCAGTGCAACGAGCAGTGCCTCAGCAGCCTCTACAAGCGCATCTAACGCAGCTACAAGCGAGACCAATGCCGGAGTATCAGAAACCAACGCAGCAGCCTCAGAGAGCGCAGCAGCGGCCTCAGAGACTAATGCAGCTACCAGTGCGACTAACGCAGCTACATCTGAGACTAATGCAGCTACATCTGAAGCTAACGCAGCAGCATCGTTTGATTCGTTTGATGATCGTTACTTAGGCGCTAAAGCGTCTGACCCTACGTTAGACAACGATGGTGACGCACTGATTACTGGTGCACTGTACTTCAACACTACGTTAGGCGTTATGAAGGCGTACAACGGTAGTGCTTGGGTACAGGCTTATGAGCCTTCTACTGGCTTTGTTTCTCAGGTTGACGGTGACGTAGGCGCAGCAGAACTACCTACTGGTACTGAGGCACAGCGTCCTACAGCAGCTACAGGCTTGATGCGTTTTAACACAGACGCCAACTCGTTTGAGGGTTATAATGGCACTGCTTGGGGATCTATCGGTGGTGGTGCTTCAGGGGGTGGCGGTGATGCTGTCTTCTATGAGAACGATCAAACCGTAACTACAGATTATATTATTGCAGCGGATAAGAACGCTATGAGCACAGGGCCGATTAGTATTAATTCAGGTGTTAGTGTAACTATTGAAACTGGCGCACGATGGGTGGTGATTTAAATGGCTATTACACTAGACGGAACAGACGGAATTACAACATCAGGTGATATTGTAGTTACTGGTAATGGCTCGGTTAAGATTCCAACAGGAACAACCGCACAAAGACCTGATAATCCTGCTAATGGATATATGCGCTATAACACAACGACAAAAAGCATAGAAATTTACCACGAAAGTATTTCATCTTGGAATTCAGACTTTTCTGGCTCTCTAGCAGCTTCTGGCGGAACAGAAAGCACCATGACAGAAAACAACGTGGCTTATAAAGTTCATGCGTTTACTTCGTCTGGTAATTTTGTTGTTACTAGGCCTGGCGATATTGAATACTTAGTTGTTGGCGGCGGTGGTTCGGGCGTTTCTGGGCACGTTGGAACACCAGCAGGTGGTGATGGTGGTGGTCAAACAGAAGGAACTGCCTCAGTTTCAATTCAAACTTATTCTATTGTAGTTGGCGCTGGAGGAGCTGGATGGACAAGCGTAAATAATGGCAGTTCTTCTTCCGCTTTTGGAGACTCATCCTCTGGCGGGGTTTACGGAACAAACACTACTGGAGGAGATGGAGCGGACGGCTCACTCTATTCAAAGTTTATTGAATACGGAACTACATCAGCCAATGTAAACGGCGGAGGTGGTTATTTTGGCGGTCAAGGCGGAGATAACGGAGCTGACCGAGGTGATGGTTATGCTGGACGAGGTGGCGCAGGTGGTGGAGGACGCGCCGGACACGATGGATCCGGTTATAACAATGGTGAAAATGGCTATGCAAACTCTGGAGGCGGCGGCGGAGCTGGAGATGCTCAGTCTAGTGCGTCAGGTTCAGGCGGTTCAGGCATTGTAATTATAAGGTATCCAATCTAATGGCACATTTTGCAAAAGTTAAAGACGGGGTTGTTACTGCTGTTATTGTGGCTGAGCAAAAGTTTATTAATAACTTTGTTGATTCAGATTCTGGACAGTGGATTCAAACATCATACAACACCCGTGGCGGCGTTCACTATCAACCTGATTCAAGTACTCCGTCTGACGATCAGACCAAGGCGCTTCGTAAAAACTACGCGGGTATTGGGTTTACTTACGATGCTACAAAAGACGCATTTATTCCTCCCCAGCCGTTTGCTAGTTGGACGTTAAATGAGGATTCATGTTTGTGGGAGCCACCTGTTCCTATGCCTGAAGACGGTAAAGTTTATCGTTGGGATGAAGACACAACCACATGGATTGAGGTAACAGAAGATGTCTAAGATTAACCTAACGCCAAACGCAAGCGGTACGGGTGTCTTCACCATTGCCTCGCCTAACAGCAATACAGATTGCACAATAACGCTACCAGAAGTTACAGGCGGAGAGTTTGTTACTACTGATGCCAGCGGCAATGTGTTGGTTGGGACTACTGATACGACTCTTTATAATAATTCTGGCACGGGAAACGGCGGTATTGCTCTTTCAATCACTTCAACCGGAAACGGACGAATTGATGCCGCCAGAGATGGCTCTTGCTACACGGCGAACAGACTTAGCACCGATGGCGAAATTTTTGACTTCCGCAAAGACGGCACTGCTGTGGGAAGTATCAGTACTTTGGCTGCTGGTTTAACAATAGGCTCTGATGACACTGGATTATTTTTTCAGGCAGCTTATGACAGAATACTCCCTAATAATACAAGCACTAACGCAGGAAGAGATAACGCGATTGATTTAGGCGCTAGTGNTGCGCGTTTTGACGACATCTACGCCACTAACGGCACTATCCAAACCTCTGACGTTAACGAGAAACAAGACATTGAAGCCCTGTCAGAAGCAGAAACTCGCGTTGCTGTAGCGGCTAAAGGACTCTTGCGTAAGTTCCGCTGGAAGTCTGCTGTTGAAGAAAAGGGCGATGACGCTCGTGTTCACTTTGGCATCATCGCACAAGACCTAAAGGCGGCGTTTGAGGCTGAAGGGTTAGACGCAGGTAACTACGGTATGTTTATCTACAGCACTTGGACAGACGAAGAAACTGGTGAAGAGCGTAGCCGCATGGGTGTACGTTACTCAGAGCTACTCGCGTTTATCATCGCGGCGATTTAAAGGAAACTAAACAATGTCTGATCTCGACGTACAAAACATAAACAGTAAGACGGGCAACTCGGCTATCTCTATTGCTGATAATGGCCGTTTTTCTATTGCTGTTGATTTTGTATTAGCCAGCGGCACTACTGCTGAAAGACCTTCTTCGCCAGCAGGAGGAACTATTCGATTTAACTCAGATCTTGGGTACATTGAGTATTACGACGATATAAACGCGGCGTGGGAAGGCATTGGAATATCAGGAGAATAAAGTATGTCTACCATAAAGGTTGGCGCTATAAATAGCAAAACAGGGAACTCTGCATTAACCGTTGCAGACGATGGTACTGTTACGACATCGACAGACTTTGCACTTCCATCTGGTACTACAGCACAAAGACCTTCTTCACCAGTAACGGGGTCTATGCGGTACAACACTGATCTTGGCTACGTTGAATACTACGATGGCGATGCGGCGGCTTGGTTAGGAATGTCTGCATCAGGTTCTTTGTATGCTTCGGGCGGAACCATAACAGAAATAACCCAAGGCGGTACAGACTATATAGTACATACGTTTTCAACGGTAGGTACGCACACCTTTAATGTTTTACGGGGATCTGGGGAGGTAGAGTATTTAGTTGTAGCTGGCGGCGGAGAAGGTGAAAGCGATGGGGGTAACGGTGCTAATGCCTCTGGTGGCGGTGCTGGTGGCTATCGGTGTTCTGTTTCTGGTGAAACTTCTGGGGGCAATTCTTCCGCAGAATCTCCTTACGCAATTAGTGTGGGAGACTCCATTACAGTAACGGTTGGAGCAGGTGGAACTAAGCCTTTTGTTGCGTTTTCTGCCGGAGAAAACGGCGAAGACTCATCTTTTGGAACCATTGTTAGTACAGGCGGACAAGGCGGAAACAAAGGCTCTACTGACCAAGGCGGTTCTGGTGGCGGTGCTGGAGCTTACCAATCTACAAATTTTGGTATAGGCATTGACGGGCAAGGATCTGATGGGGGGTCAGGTGCAGTAAATTTAGAGTCTGGTGGTGGCGGGGGTGCAGGCGCTGATGCCGTTAACAGAGACGCGGGTGACGGTCTATATTCTTCCATTACGGGCACTTCTGTTGCTAGAGGCGGTGGCGGCGCTGGACATAGATGGGGCGTTGCGGCAGGAACTCCCGGAGCAGGTGGCGGCGGATCTTGGCCCGGCGGTGCAGGTACGGCTAACACAGGCGGTGGTGGCGGTGGCGGGTACACTTACGGTCCCCAACAAGGCGGTGCAGGTGGTTCGGGCATTGTAATCGTTAGATACGCGGTGTAGTGAGGAGCAGCAATGAGCACACTATCTCTAAAAAACAATTTAATTGAAAGCAATTGGGAGATGACGGCGCAAAACATTAATCCTTATTTTATGGATTTGTGTATTGGGTTTACGTCATATTCTTCCCCCGTTGTTTTTTCTGACCTTCACTTTAAGTTTGAGTTAAAAAAAGGCAACGAAATTGTCAACTATGGTGAATATCCTGTTGCAGGTGCAAGATACATCCAAACAGATGAAGAGTTTTTGGTAGTTCAAAGAATATCTCTTGTCCCAGAGTCTAATTATTCGATATATGTTTGGTCAATTAATCAGGGCGTTGTCTCTGAAAGTACTTTTGATTTTGCAACAAGCAGGCCGCCACAGCCTTTCCCTAGCTGGATTTGGGATATCGAAAATAAAATATGGGAAGCGCCTGTACCGTATCCTGAAGATGGAAACGCATACCGTTGGGACGAAGATACAACTACATGGATTGAGGTAACAGAAGATGCCCACTAAGATTATAACCAAGTTTAGCGAGACTGCTAGTTCAGTCCCTACTACTGGAGAAGTAGATAAGGGTGAGCTAGCGGTTAACGTAGCTGACAAACTAATCTACACGCAAAACGGATCATCTGAGGTTGTTGCTTTAGGTGCTGAAGAATACATTACGTCTGCTCGTGCNGCGCAGTGGGATACAGCTTATGCGACTGCTCCGGGTAGCGTTAGTGCAACATTGATTACGTCTGGCACACTTCCAGCAGGACGCTTGTCAGGTAGCTACACAATCAACATCACAGGTAACGTAACAGGAAACATTACGTCTTCTGGTACGTCTACGTTTAACACTGTACAGATTGGAACTAACTGGACTGTTACAGAGCTAGGCGATCAGCTTGAGTTTCGTTACGACGGTGTGTCTAAGTTTTCTATTGACAGTGCTGGCGACATTCGATCTGCTGGTACATTAACTGAGAACACTACGCCATGATGGGTTATCTTATTCGTATAGGCGACGCTACAAGTCAGCTACTTAACGTGGTGTTTCTGTGGAGTCAGAATCCTAACGAGTCAATCTCTGGTCGTTGTTATCGTATGCGTCACAAGAAGCAGTGGAGTATCGCAATGACTGTTATTGACTTCTTGTTCTCTCCTATTGAAGAAGCACACTGTGAGAAGGCTTACGACAACGATGTGCTACGCGCATCTGAGCTGTTGAAAAACAAAGGGTTGTAATTATGGAAGTCATCGAAGCTGTAATGCGATGGATTGTTGCACCTTTAACTGCTGTTGTTTGGATGGTGTATCAACGCCAGCAAGTCCAGAACACTCAGTTAGCTGTACTGCAAAAGCAAGCAGACATAGTGCAAACTGCTCACGATAGAGAGATCCGAGACATCAAAGATATGTTGAGTAAGATCTTAGAAAAGCTAGATGACAAGGCCGATAAATGATTGGTGTTACTGACCTCATAGCAGGAATCTTTAAGCCAGCAGCACAGCTTATTGATGAGCTACATACGTCTGAGGACGAGCGNTTACANGCTAAGGGTCACTTGCTTGACGTNCANGCTGCTGCAATGCAGAAAGTGTTTGACTACGAGACTAGCCTCATTGAGTCTCAAGCTAAGATAGTCCACGCAGAGGCATCCTCAAGCCACTGGCTGACTGCTAACTGGCGACCAATAACAATGCTTACGTTCCTTACGTTGGCCGTTGGTGACTCTATGGGATGGCTACAGGCTCCGTTGAGAGACGAGGCTTGGACGTTATTAGAGATAGGATTGGGTGGTTACATTGTTGGTCGTTCTGGCGAGAAGATCGCTAAGACAATTAAGGGTAATTAGTTATGCCAGATCCTAATGATAATTATGGAATGCTGCTATCGTATAGCACTGATCCTTCTCAAATACTATCGCGTATTGAAGCTGGTGGTCAGAGGCTTACTAACCCCTATGTAACTAATTTTATTGGAGGAGGCAGCACTCCTTCACCCGTGTCTACTGTGCCTCAAGCACCTTTGTTTACCCCTGTTCCACAACAAGACCCAGTAACACCTCCTCCAGTCCCAGTAGATCCTTCAGTGTTTGCTAATGAACTTGATGTGTTTGGCGGCGGTGGAGGATTTGGTGGTGGTGTTGATATAGGGCGTATTGACATAGGTGGCGGAGTAAACGTAACGTCGTTACCGGGTGGTGGTGCTGTTGAAGGAAGCCCTCTAGATGTACTAAACAAAATAGCTAGCGGTGAGTTAACNCCTGAACAGGCAAAAGAACAATACCCAGAAGCGTACGCCGTATTGTATGGTGATTACGAACAACAACTAGAAGAAAATCAAACTGATCCAGAAACAGATGTTGCTGTTACTCCTCCTCCTTTGTTAACAGGAGATACTCAAGAAGAAAAAGGGTCATGGACAGATAGTTTGCCTAGTCTTGAAGATCTTATGGGTAAAATAAGACAGGCTGCTAAAGATGCAGTTCCTTCTACTGCTGAAGAATGGGGCGATTTAATACGAGACATTCTTAAAGCAGAGGGCGTTAATCTTCCTTCTGGAAACATAGATGATATTTTAGCTGGTGGTTACGGTGTACGCTGGGATGACTTCAGCCAAATACTAAAAGATATTCAACAAGGTACTGTGTTTGTCCCCGGCCTTCCGGGAGGAGTTAGCCCCGGCTCTGTTGATATTGGAACTATAGAAGAAATATTAAAACAACCAGAGTCTGGTAATTGGGAAGATTGGAAAGTTTGGGAAAAAATAAAACAGACTGCTAAAAATCCTACTACAATTTTATCTGGTGTATTTAGCAACACTGATGAAATTCCCGGCTGGTTAAAAACAGCTATTCTTGCTGGTGATTACGGAGAAGACGCTCTTGATTGGCTTAAAGGTATTTCAGGAGGAAGCGAAGAAGAAGAAGAGACAGTCATTCCTGTTACTGAAACAGAAGAAGAAGTTGATATTACTCAAGATGATACAACAGAAGATTTGCAGGAAGACGGTAAGCTTGTTTTTGGCCACGAAGGAGGCAAGCCTGTAACAGAAACAGAGACAATCGAAGAAATAATTACTGGCACTGCTAGTGAAGATATTGATACAAGCGATCAATCTAAACTGACGTTTGGTGGTGAGGGTGAGCGTGAAGAAGAAATAATTATTAACGGCGATCCCAATGAAGAAGAACAAGAAGAAGAGTTAACAACTGGCTCGTCAGGAGGCGGCGGTGGAGGCAGTAGTGTCAGTAGTGTTGGAGACTTTAAACCTTTTATGTCTGGCATTTCTTATGAGACACCAGCTATAAGCGAGCTAATTCAGTCACCAAATGTAGACTACAACGCACAGCTTAACGCCATTATTAACAGAAACGTAGGATTGTTTGAGGGTATGGTTTAATGACATATTTAGATGTAGTAAATAACGTCCTGCGTAGGATGCGCGAAGAAGAGGTTAACTCTGTTAGCGACACAACCTACAGCAAGATGGTTGGTGATTTTGTTAATGATGCAAAGCGTATTGTAGAGAACGCATGGGACTGGTCTGCTGCTCGTTTGACAATGACTGTTACTACAGTACCCGATGTGTTTAACTATGTGCTTACTGGTACGCAGAACAGATTAAAAGTACTTGACGTTATTAACGATACTACCA